GGAGCATCAATGAATAGCCAAATGTTAACAGTTCTCCTGACTAAGGTTGTCAGAGAATCTGGCAATCTATGTAGCATTGACACCAGTCAAGATATTAAAACCATCTTGACTCGAGTTGAACACGAAGGTGATAGTTTTATGACTATTACCTTAGCAACCTTTTTCAAGGACCTGCAAAGGGCCTTGGATCGAGGTTATGTAGCCAGTGATTTGTTCCGGTCATTCAGCCGGGACAAATCGAAACTTCCCAAGTTTTTGGGTGGGTTTCTACGGCTCGTGTTCGATGAAGGTGATGGTCGGATACTCGACACTGCCGACTGCTCGGAAGCAGCCGACGCCATCCGCAGCATGTTCCAGATTACTGGACTGCTTAAGAAGGTTGAACTAGAGTGCACTCCGAAAAGGATTGCTAATGCTCTAGACAAGTATGTCGAGAACGACGCGTTCGTCCGAGCCCATCGAGACACAGTTACTCGCGAAATGCGGGATGCTGTAGTCACAATGGGGTGGCACTTGTTCGGAGACGTGTTCGATGCTGTCAATCGAGAGATTGACCTCGAACAACTCCGACCTGTCCACGGACCTGGAGCAACTGCAGATAAACTTAAGGGAAACCAAAAGTTTATTCCGAAGTTGCAATCCTGGCCTGCCAGGTTAGAGACCATATTCCCGCAAGGGCGATATGGTTACTCTAGCTACTCCATCTATCAAGAAGAAGTAGAGGCAGGAAACGCGGTGCCCGGAGCGGAAATCCCTGTTAAGGTGATAACCGTTCCTAAAACGCTGTCAACCCCTAGAATAATTGCCGTTGAGCCCACTGTTATGCAATATGCACAACAGTCGCTTCACGACAGTTTTCTTCGTCATGTCAATAGTAATCCTATTGGCAAGATCATGTCTTGGGAAGACCAAGTACCAAACCAAGTACTGGCTCTCCAAGGATCCTACCCAATGTCGTATGTTACAACACGTAACTATACACATGTGGGATTTGCAACTCTCGATTTGAGTGATGCATCAGATCTGGTTGACAATTTGCTTGTATCGGAGCTAGTCCGTGGATATCCTCTCTTGCGAGAGGCACTCCAGGCTATGCGATCGACGCATGCAAACGTAAATGGCAAAGTTATTAAACTAGCCAAGTACGCGTCTATGGGTTCAGCCCTATGTTTTCCAATTGAATCAATACTTTTTACAGTACTGGTTTTTATTGGACTCCAAAAGGCTTATCCAACCATCCGCCCTTGGAACCTCATTAAGGAGTTCCAAGGGTTGGTGCGCGTGTATGGAGACGACATAGTCGTCCCTATACGCGCTGCTCAATCCGTTGTGTCGACCCTTGAGGCCTATGGCCTTCGAGTGAACAGCACCAAGTCTTTCTGGACAGGTATGTACAGAGAGTCTTGTGGAAAGGAATACTTCGCAGGATTTGACGTAACAATCGCCAAACTCCGACACGAACTTCCTTCCGAACGGAAACCTATTGCCGGACAGGAGCAAGAGATTGTCTCTGCCGTCGCTTTCCGCAATAACCTTTATGCTAAAGGTTACCATGGAACAGCGGAGTGGCTTGACAAGCTACTGATGAAGGTCCTAAAAGGACACTACCCAGTAGTTCTTGAAACTAGTCCGTTGCTAGGCCGCGTGAATGGCAACTTCTTCTATGAAGTAGATGCCATGCATAAAGATACTCAAACCCCTATGGTTAAGGGTTATAGAGTATCAACACGTAGTCCCTCCAGTAAACTGGACGGTTACGGCGCCCTAGTGAAGACGCTTGGAAAACGATCAGAGTTTCCGATCTTTGATCCCAAGCACCTGCAACAGGCTGGTAGGCCCCGAGCCCTACGCATAAAGCTCGGGTACGCAAAGCCCTTTTAGGACCAGCGTATAAAACGTGATCTAGCATAGCTTGACCACAAGGCAGCACTGTGTGCTGGTAGCAACCGTGAGGTGCTA